ATTGTAGTTGCAGCACCACCAATATTCAATGTAGTGGCAACAGTATTAAATAAGTTTTGAGTTGTTTGAGATCCAACAACAGTCGGATTGTTTAAAGTCATCGTACCACTAGTGGCACCAATATTAACTGCAGTTGCTGCACCAAATAAGTTACCAGTTAGTGCATTAGTATTAAAGACTGCTGCAGTACCAGTTGATGTTGTAACTATTGCTGGCGATACTCCATTAAGGTTTAATGCAGTAGCGTTGGTCGCAGTAATAGTTGGATTAGCAAGAGTCAATGTACCAGTTGATGCACCAATAGAAACTGCAGTTGCTGCACCAAATAAAGCACCAGTCAATGCGTTAGTATTAAATACCGAAGCAGTCCCAGTTGATGTTGTAGTGATAGCTGGTGATGCTCCATTCATAGTGAATGAAGTAGCATTAGGATGAGCCAGAGTTACGCTATTAACAGTAAATGTTCCTGTAGCAGCACCTAAAGTTGTGGCAGTAGAAGCACCAAATGCGTTTACTGTAGTTAAAGCAGTATTGAATAATGTTAGCGTGCCAGTAGAAGAAGATGCTAAAGTTGGAGAAACACCATTAAGGTTTAATGCTGTAGCATTTGTTAATGTTACTGTTGGATTATTAATTGTATGAGTACCAGTACTAGCACCCATTGTTGTGGCAGTAGAAGCACCAAATGCGTTTACGGTTGTAGCTACTGTATTAAACAGTGTTTGAGTAGTATTTGCTCCAACAACAGTTCCTGGATTCAAAGTTAGAGTAGCTGAAGTAGCATTACCTAGTGTAATCGCAGTGGCTGCACCAAATGCGTTTACTGTTGTGCTAGTAGTATTCCATAAGTTTACCGTAGTTTGGCTACCAACAACAGTAGGATTGTTTAGAGTTAATGTACCAGTTGTAGCACCAACTCCAATAGTTGTACCCGCACCGAATAAATTACCAGTTGTAGCAACAGTATTGTATAAGTTCTGAGTAGTATTAGATCCAACAACAGTACCTGGACGAAGTGTCAGAGTAGCAGAAGTAGCATTACCGATAGTTAAAGTAGCTGCAGCACCAAACGCATTAACAGTTGTGGCAGTTGTATTAAACACATTCTGAGTAGTCTGTGTTCCAACTAGCGTACCAGTGTAATCTTTAAGGTTTGTTCTATTCCATTGACCAACTTGCGTTGCTGCAGTTCCAGCTGCATCTTCAGCATAGAAATCTAAATCACCATTTGATGCGCCAGCTGCAGTTTCTGCTATAATGTAAGTGAATGCGTCAACAGATTTAACACCACCAAGAGAAGACCACGCACCAGAAGAATAACCTTCAAATGTAGTTTGAGAAGAGTTATAACGAATCATACCAACAGCAGGAGATCCTGGACGCTGAGCAGTAGTTCCAACTGGAATTTTCCAGTGACTAGTTCCAGTAGCTGCAAGAATATCTAAACCAGCAAGAGAAGTATTTGTATCACCAACTTGAGTAGCAGTACTACCAATAGTTACAGTAGAACTAACCCAAGATGGAGCAGTAGAAGCACCAGTAGAACGAAGAACATATCCTGAAGTTCCTGGAGCGATAAACCCTGTTGTATTAGTATCAGTTTGATAAACTAGATAACCAGCGGAACCACCTGCAATGTTAGTAGCGTTTGTAGCATTAGTGGTAGAACCAGCAGTAAGACTAGAAGCATTAACCCAAATTGGTGTACCAGTCCCAGAAGACTGTAAAAGTTGTCCAGAAGTTCCTGCAGCACTAAGAGCCAATCCACTTGAAGTAGAATATGTAATTGCACCAGCAGTTGCAGATAAAGAAGACCCAGTACCACCGTAACTCAATCCAATAGAATTACCAGCCCATACTGAACTAGTCGATAGTGTTTTATTGGTTAGAGTCTGAGTGGCTGAAAGAGTGACAACAGAAATACCACCAGCAGTTGTGCCATCGTGGATTCTAATTGTTTTTATATCAGTGTCAATGGTCAACTCACCCTGCGCACCAGTGAACGCATTATTTTGTGTAGTTGTACCTCTTCTAAATTGTACTTGGGATGCCATTTATAATTCCTCTTTTGATATATTTATGCCTGTGCTTCAGACCAGAATAAGTTAATGTTTGCGTTTGCTGAATTATTATCAATATTTTTAACTACAATAGCCAACATGTCTGGACCATCTGGATAATTAGCATATCCACCAATTGATGAATTAGAAAGTTCTTTCAAATTAGATAAATCAATTTCAGCAAAACCTAATGGTTGTCCAAGAGTTGAGAAAATTTGTTCACCTGGAGTTGCAGCAGTACTACTAGATGTAGAAATTTGAGCAAATGAAGGTTGAGAGCCAAGAGCAACAGTATTAACAGATGCCCATGTTAATGAAGTTGCATCAATATTTCCTGGATTTAAAATAGCGTATACCTGCACAGATTTATCTGATTGAACTTGAAGTTTTTGTAGTAACAATAAAGATCTATTAATAAGATCTCTGTCTCCAAGAGTACCAGAAATTGAGTTAGAAACCGATGGAGCCAAACGAAGGAAAAACGCAGTTTTAGCCTGTCCAGATGTTAATGAAATAGTTGCTGGTGTATAGTTAAAATAGTAACCACGATCTTCATCAAATCCACCATCCATAATATATGAAGAACCCCAGTGACAGATAGTAGGAGAAGCTGTACAAGAAACTAACCAAACAGCAGTTTTTTGATTACCAACAGAATGCGAGTCAGCTGAACCTGCCGTAAATGTTTGAGATTTACCACCGACATATTGTGTCATAGAAGCAGCTCTAGTTAACCCTGTTAAACTATTACCAGAAACTCCAGTAAAGTTAATTAGTTCTGAATCAATTAATACTGTTCCACCAGTAGTTGGAAAACGAGATGCATCAACAAGATCAAGTTGTGTGCTATAATTACTATTAATTGCTGTGGCCAAAGTAGAAACTGCAGACTCATTTTTAACTTGATATCGAACAGACATGTTACCTGTTCTCATGTATGCTTCATCATTAATATTATTTTGTTTCATACGATGAGCAACAACCATGTTTCCATCGGCACCACGCATCATAAAGTCAATAAAACCAGCACCATACCATGAATAAGAAATACCCATCATTTGCATTTTATTAATATTAACATTAAAACCTGAAGAACCAGTTCCGTCTAGTTTATCAATATTAAATTGAGATTGTGGAATTCGTTGATCAGAAACTAAAGAATATTTAATTGATGTTGCGTTAGAGAGACCACGATATTCTGGATTAATTGTCATTGTATTATCATCAGTGATAGTGCCAACTTTATAAGTCATACCACGAATAACAATGTTGTCTCCAACTTTTAACTGTTGAGTGAATCGACAAGATGAACCACTCACAGACTGTGATGCAGAAGTTACACTAATAAAACCTGAGAGTTGATATGTTGCAGAACGCTTAACGACTGCTAAATCTTTACCATCATATTCCCAGAATAATCCATTCTGTTCATCAAATGGACCACATCGAACAGTTGAACCTGACCAGTTGGTACAAGTCACACGAGGAAACGAAGTGATAACTGCAGTAGCAGAACCAAGTGCCGATGCAGCAACGACAGTAAATACTGTTTCTGAAACAATACTATTAACACCATATGTTCCATTGTAACCTGATGTTAAAACTCCAGCAATTTGAACAGTTGACCCTGCCTGAAGACCATGATCAATTTCAGTGGTAACAGTAATTAAAGAACCAGAAGAAGTTCCAGCTGCAGAAATTTGATCAAGATTTAAAACTGGATTAAACAAAACACCAGATGTCCAAAGTAATCCTTTACCTGATTGGTAACGCATGTATTTTTTAGTTTGGCGAGAAACAGAAGCACCATGAGTTGGAACAAAATTACCCAACTGAACACCACCATCAAAAGGACGATGTAAAACGAAAGCATCTGAACGAGTAAATAAGTTTGCTGAAATGGCTGAGTTTGCAACTGCACCACCAACACGAGCAGTAAAAGTAAATGTAGTTTGAGATGGAACTGATTCAGCGTAAAAATTACCAGTCAATAATCCATGATTAGTGCCATTAGAAACAGCAAGACCAACCAGAGGTGTTCCTGGAACAATACCATGATTTGCAGAACATGTTACAGTAATAACAGATGGTGATGCTCCATTTGATGAGAATGAATAAGTTGGTAATGCAGCACCAGTATAAAAACCACCACGACGAGCATAAGTAGAAGCAGAAAATAATGATAAACCATTAGTTCCACAAATACCTTTTGCATAGTATGTTAAAGTTGTAGATGTTGAAGAATTAATAACAAACGAACCCTCACCTCTAGAAGAAGATGCAGTGTTCCCTAAACCATAGACAATAATAGGATTACCAGAAGTTAAACCATGTGCAGCTGAACAAGTAACAGTAATCAAAGATGGAGAGTTACCATCAGTAGTAACATCAGTTACGAACAAATCCAATCCTGGCTTTTCGTAAATACCTGGAATATTTCTTTGATCAAAATAGTTTTGCCATTTAGTTGGCTGCAGACCATATTCAAAGTCAGCGTCAATTAATGATTGTGGATTAGAAACACGCTGCCTTTCAATAGCATCTATACCAAATGCATATGGGCGAACAATGTTACCCACATTCTTTGGAGCATCGGTATAGATAGAAATTTTATCAGAAGATAGGTAAGAAGAAGTATCTGCTGAAAATGTTAGTGTTGTAACACCTTGTTGTTCAGAATAAAATGTAGTGGAGTCGGCTGGATCGTAAGTAATAGTACCATTACGAGTTGGATCTCCAATGGCATACATATTGGCTTGATTTGTTTTATTTGCTACAATTAACAGTTGAGTTAAATCACACTTTCCTGGAAATTTAAGTGTGCCTGCACCTGCTTGTCCTGGAGTAAAAATATATTTTTCAATTAGTTGGCGAGCCATGTTATTCCTTAGAATCCAAAAATAATAGAGTAACCAAGATAATCAGATTTAACTGATTGGTCAAGGTTGTTCAATGAGATAATACCTGTGAAACTTAAAATACCTAGATCGTAAATGTAAGCATTTGATCCAGTGACTAATCCTTCATCTTCTGTGACACTGGCTGCGTCATAAACAAATCCCATATCATATAATGCTGAACCGAAAACTGCAGATGCAATTTGCGCATTTGAGTCAGCGTTAATCCAATTTGCTCCATTATATGTAAGAACTTGACCAGATGTTGCGCTAGAAAGAGAAACATCACCAAGAGATGCTAATGTTCCACCTGGAACTGTTGCCCAAGCAACACCTGATCCAGTAGATTTTAAAAACTGTCCATTAGAACCAGAGTTACCACCAGCAGTTAATGAACCAGTCAATACAGCAGAAGAAAGAGTTTTGTTTGTTAGGGTTTGTGTGCCAGCTAGAGTGGCAACAGTAACAATGGAAGCAGTTCCACTGTCTTTTTTGAAGAATAGATTACCATCGTATGTGTTGAGTGCTAACTCTCCAAGCGCAAGATCGCCTGTGGTTGGATTTCTGCCTGTTACGGCACTTCGTTTGAGAACGACTGTGTTAGCCATAATAACCTATTCTATGTAGAATTTAAAACAACCAGTATATACTGGGGTGGGAATTTCAACCACCATGTATTTAGCTCAATTAGTAAGTGCCACCATCAATGTTAAATCCATCGAGAGTAGAAGTTGCTGCACCAGCACCTGTAATGTTAATACCAACATACATTGATTTAGTGACTGCTAAACCACCTGACATAACAACACCTGCAGTTGTTAAGTTAGTAGCATCAGTTGAATTGGTTAAGGTCACTAAACCAGAAGCACTTAGTGTAGTTGCTGCAACAGAACCTGCAAAACTAGAAGCAGTGATTGTTTTGTTGCTTAATGATTCACTGCCAGCTAAAGTAGCAAGAGTACCAGTTGTTGGTAGTGTTACATTGGTTGAACCTGTTGAGGTCAATGTAATACTATTAGCACCAGAAGTTGCTAATGTAGAACTGTTGGCAAGAGTTAATGTACCAGTAGTAGTTGTTACTGTTAAGCCATTAACAGTTTTATTTGTTAATGCTTCAGAACCAGCTAATGTTGCAAGAGTACCAGTTGTTGGTAGTGTTAATGATGTATTTGCAGTTGCTGTAAATGTTTGGCTATAAGCACCAGCATGAGAAACTGCACCTGCAGAGGAAAAGTTTCCACCAAGAGTAATAGTGCTTGAACCATTATTAACACCAGTACCACCATAAGTAGCACCGATTACTGAACCTTGCCAAGTACCAGTACCAATGGTACCAAGAGTAGTAATTGAAGTCTGACCAACATAGCTGGTAGAGATATCAATTGCATCTGCAGAGATAGCAATACGATTTGTTGTACCAACTGCATTAATAGTATTACCAGTTTTAGTAAGACCATCACCAGCAGTAATTTGACCAGCACCAGAGAATTGACTAAAGTCAATCGCAGTAGTACCAATAGTAATTGCAGTATTTGTAGAAACTACATAACCATTATCAGCCTGAGTAGTACCTTGTTCAACGAAGAAGAATGTTCCTGGAGAAACTTCAGTACCTGGACTATTATCAAAATCAGTGGCACGAGTAAGCACCCAGTTTACAGAAGCAGAACCAACTGTTGTAACAGTGTAGACACCATTCTGTAGCGCAGATGCCTGAT